GCCTGCTGAAAGAGCACCTGTTCCAGGTCCGTATACGATATTGTTTGCAAAATATTCATATACTGCATAACCATCTACTTCGACCAATATCTTGTCATTAAGAACTGGTGCAACAGTCATTGTCACTCTAGATGTACCAGAATTTAAACTATATTCAGATTCTAATTGACGAACACCATTAATATACACTCTAACTTGGTTGGCCTGACTGAATGTTGGTGTTGTATAAATTGTTGTTGTACCATCACCAGTATAAGATAATCTATTAGATGTAATTCTAGTACCAGGTTGTGTACCTGCACCACCTGCACCAGCAGCAGTCCAATAAAAACCTGTACCAGTAGTTGCAAGAACATAACCTGAAGTTGGGTTTGGTGTGGCAGTTGCGGCCGCAACCAGTGTATTGAAAGCTGATGAAGCTGATGTTGAACCAGTACCACCAGATGATATTGGCAATGGAGCTCCAGGTAATGTCAATGAAGAAAATGACGGAGTTGCAGTAGTCCGCAAATCTTGTGATGTGCTGATTGCTAAGGTGTTTGCAGCAGTTGCATAAATTTGTACACCGTTATTAGATGTGAATGTCAATGATGCATCAGTTGGTGATATTGAACCTGTTGTTCCTTTAATCTCAGATGTTGCAGCATTAGCCTTTGAAAAAGCCGCATTAGCTTTTGCATGTGCTGGTTCAATTTGTGGTCCAACATTGTTTGCTGCAGCGAAAGAAGCATTTGCATGTGCAAAACCAGCATTTGCAAATACTGCTGTAATGTTTTGTGACAAATAAGATGAATTGGCTCTAACAAATGCACCGTTAGCAAATGAATCAGAAGAATCTACTCTTGCTTTTAAGAAAGTATTCGCTGTTTGTATTGCATCGTTTAATGTGTTTGCCGCTGTGGCTGATGCGGCCAACACTGAACTTACTGTTGTTGTTGAACCAGTGAGTTGTTGTTCGGTAATAATTCTATAATATGTTCCATCACTAACGTCATTTAGATCAAAATAATTATCTGTTTCATTCCAACGAATAGATGCATTCGATGCAACACCATTTGCCGCACCATTAGCTGTTCTGAAAACACTAAATTTTGATGTTTGATTTGGTGTTCCTTGACTTATAATAAATTCATTTGAATTAAATACTGTTCTTCCATTAAGTGTGAAGTTGCCAGCAATACTCAAACCACCTTCACCAACCTGTAGGTTATAAACTCTTGCTTCAGCATCTTCAGCATCAATTAATTCTGAAACTCTGACATTTGGTGTGAAAACATCAGAATTTGCTCTTATTGTATTTGCCGTTACTGTATGGGTCGACCAAACATTTACTGTATTAATTCTAGTATTTGCTACTAACAAATCTGTATGTGTCGTACCAGTAACCGACATGGTTCTAGTGTTAGCCGCAGAATTGGCCTGTAACACATCCGTATGTGTGGTACCAGTAACTGTCATTGTTTCGGTGTTGGCTAATGTATTAGCCTGTAACACATTGGTATGTGTCGTACCAGTAACAGACATTGTTCTAGTATTGGCTGCACTATTAGCCTGTAACACATTGGTATGTGTAGTACCAGTAACAGACATTGTTCTAGTATTAGCAGCTGAATTGGCTTGTAACACATCAGTATGCGTTACACCAGTAACAGACATTGTTCTAGTATTAGCAGCTGAATTGGCCTGTAATACCTCAGTGTGTGAAGTACTAAACACTGATAATGTGGTTGTATTGACCGCACTATTAGCTTCTAATATATTAACAAATGCAGTTTCAGATACAGAAAGTGTTTGTGTATTTGCTTGTGTATTGGCTTGTAATTTATCAGTAAATGTTGTTCCAGTAATAGAAGCTGTTGTTGTATTAACTGTTGCATTGGCCTGAACATTATTCGCATACAAAGTCCAAACTATACTTGCATTTGATGTGTTTGTTGAAGTATTGGCTTGCAAGAAATTTGTATAAGTTGTATGTACAACAGATGCATTGGATGTGTTTACTGAAACATGCGCTTGCACAGCATTTGCTGATACTGTCCAAACTATATTTGCATTTGATGTATTTGTGGAATTGTTTGCTTGCAGCACATTTGTCCAAGTAGTACCTGTTACAGAAGCGGATGTAGTGCTAATCTGATTATTTGAATGTAGTGCTGCTGTTAATATGTTTGTATTGGATTGTAGATAGTTGGTAAAAACGGAACTATTTGCAACAGCTATACCAGTCAAAGTGCTAGTGTTTGCTTGCAATTTATCAGTAAACAATGTATTGTATATTGAAGCGTATGATGTATTAACAGTATTATTTGCTTGTAGTGTTCTTGTGATGGTTGCATATGATATTGCAACATTACCACCAATTATAGCATTGTTTGAAACTAATAGTGCATTACCTGTACCTAAAACTTCCAAAGTTTTACCAACATTTGCATTACCTGTTGTTGCAAGACTTAAATTTACGTTTGTAAAATATCCTTGACCCTGAACATCTAAATTGTTTTGAATTGATGCAGAAGAACCTATGCCTTGAACAGAGAATACTTTCTGTATAATAACATTACCGTTTGATTGTAAGGCTGTTTGTGAACTTTCTGAAAGATATAAAGTTCCAGAATCTTTGACATAATTTTCTTTGGCAATAATGTTATTTTCTATAACTAAATTGTTGGTCGCAACCATCCAATCACCAAATGTATTGGCATAACTTAATGAGGATACTGTATTAGCCATTTTAACCTTTTTCTAATAGTTTTAATAACAAACTTTTTATTTCCGTTATATCTTCTCTGAGTTCTTTAACCTCAGACTTAACATTATTTATTTCGTTTTTTTGAGACTCTAATGCCCGGCGCTTATTCAAATACTCATCTAAACCATTTTTATCTTGATTTATAATTGCACCGCTTCTGGTATCTCTCACCAATTTTGTACCTTCAACTTTCAAATATGTCATAATCAACCAATTGAACTATTGATGTTTGAAGGCAATGCAATACATCTCATGTCTGTTAAATGTGGAACTATAGTCTTATCTGTGGTCACCAAAACGATCTTGATTGCAAATTGATTGAACGAATTGTATGTTTGGCCATTAGTTGAGGTATAAGAAACATAACCTTGATCTACACCCAAACTTCCTGGCGCAAAAGTATATTCATGTAGATCATTTCTAAATTTAGAATATAATGTATCCGAACTTCTAGTTTTTGTCATCAACTTCCAAGAACCGTCAGCAAAACCTTGAGTATCATTTCTATTCAAAATTTTGTAATATACTAATATATCTGTTCCATTTGGACGATAAGCAGTCAAATAAACATTCAAATCACCAGAATCGAATCCTGCATCCAATACAACCTTCTTGGTTATATATCTTGTTGCAGCAGGACCACCATTAACAGAAGTTTCACCTGTTATGATTGCAGATGCACCAGCAGCAGAACCACCAGATACATTAATTGAAACAGTTGGTGTTTCAATATAGCCAGAACCAACATCAGTTAGATAAATGGAAGTTATGACACCATTCACAATAGTTTGTGATGCATAAGCTTGCATACCATTTTTACCTGTTGGTGGAGAAACGGTAACTGTTGTGTTGCCTGTAGCGTAACTGGTTCCACCAGAAACAATTGATATTAAACTGTTTGACAGAGGGCAATTGTTGATATCATACTGCACCGTAAATACAGTTGTTCCAGCATCAGAAATAACTGGAGAAACAGCATTGTCTTGTGAATATAGTTGACCATACAATGAGAAAGATGTTTCTGAATTTGCGAATAACACCCTTTCACCTTGATTATCATCCAAATGTATATGGTCATACATTGTTGTGCCATATTTACCTGGATTTATACCAACCTGGCCAGCAGAAGTTCCGTTTTGCAATGTTGCATCATAATTATAATTAATTGAGGTTGATGATGGTACAAAATCAGTTGTTGATATGTTAAATGCATCTACCAATATATCAGAATTTGATGTTGTTAAAATCAAATCTGTCATTGTATTTGCATTTTTATAATAATCTATTTCAGAATCAACCAAAGTTCTTTGTGGCAACTTTTTAGGTATAACCATTCTGATTGATGGTGTAACAGCAGTGTTAAACACACAACGTTCAATTGTAAACATTAGATTTTGGTTTTGATCTGCTTCCCATGTTTGTGAATTCTGAGAAAGGAATAAACCACCAACATAATGTGCAGCAGATATTTTTGTAATTGAACTTGGATATGGATCAGTCGGAAGATTTTTTACCGTTGACGGTAATGCTTCTTCATTGTTTGATGCGGTCCACAATGTATATTCATTTGACGAAGATTTTACCATAAACGCATACAACACACCAGATTGAACATAAACTGGTGAACTAAATGTGAATTCTGTGTATGCGTTTGTATCCAAGTATTGTGGTGTAGAAGAAACTCTAACTTTAGTTGGATCCAAAGTGGCCACCGCATGATCCAATGTTACTCCGTTTGGATAACCATTCAGTGTACCAACAATTGAAAGTGTTATTGGTGAACCATCATTTGTTGATGTTGGTTTTGATGCAAAGAACACTCTGATTGTTGATATAAAAGCACCATTTGGAAAGTTTGTTGGGTCAATCTGGAAAGTTTGAGCAACAGGATCACCTGTCCAAGGCGGCGGTGGTTCCAAATCTGTAACTATTCTTCTTGATTGTACTTCTGATGTATTGGTTGTATAAGAAGAATCTTTATACAATGTTTGTCTGAAAGTATCTTTTGCTCCAGATGGTGATGCACCAAAATCAATATTTTGTTTATTGACTTGTAGTCCTTCTGCATAGAAGGTACCTTCTGCATATGTTGATACTGTAGCAGCATTATTGTTAATGCGATTGTCTAAACGGAAGACTTTTTGGCCAGTATGGAAACTGTTTGCTGGTACCGTAAACACACCAAAGAAATCACCACGTTCATTAGTTTCAATTGAACCTGTAGTTGAACCAATGGAATATGTTTCTTTATCTGGTAAACCAACAACTGAAGCCACTGTTATAGGTGTTGCAAGTGTTGCAACCTTTGTTGATCCAACATAATCTGAAATCACAGCTGACTGACCAGCACCTGTACCAGATGTTATATAAATCGTTAAACCATTGTAAAAATCATTTACACTTGATGCTAATGGTGATAATTGTATTGATGTAAGAGATGTTGAATCTTTCAATGTACCACTATAGTGTTCACTGGAGTTGTTAAATTGTGTTGCAACAACACTGCCAGAAGCAGTAGATGATTGGTAAACACCTGATGCATTAAAGAAACCGTTTTGTAACGCTAAACTGTTATTGTATGTTGTTGTCTTAAAATCGTTTGAAACATACAAACGCATCTTTGTTGTGTCAGTATAATTATATACACCAACAATTTTAGCTGTAGGTGTAAATGTTCCAGATGAAAAATATCCAATAATTTCACCTGCTTTAAAGGTGCCAGTCACTGATTCCACTTCAATTGTGTTTAATTTGCGAACATAAGCATTAACATTTATATTGTCAAAGAATGCATTTAGTTTTGTTTTAATCAACAAACCAGAAGCTATAATTGTAATTTGTTGTGGTTTGATCCATGGAAGAATACTAATGTCATTTATGTAACCATTGTTCAATGCATACGTGTTATCTATTTTATTGTATGGTCCAACTACATTGCTTTGCTGTTCTTTAAACTTTGTAATGTAAGTTGAAGAAAGTGTGGAATTCTGTATTGTTGTTTGTTGCAATCCAGTTGTTCCGCCAGTCCATCCAACAGAATTTGAAATGGTTGCCCAAGGACTAGATGTTTGCGATTGTAGGCTTGTTGCTGATGTTCCAGGAACTGTTTGCCAATCACCAAAAGCCAATGTGTTGTTGACATTTCCTCTTTGATACACTTGTAAATTAGGATCAACAACCAATAGGGCTGGTGAATATGTTGTGTCTACCCAAGTGTCCATGTTTGGAGACAATGCTAAATTGCCCTTTGCAAAAGGAGTATTGAATGGGTTTACATTGGTCGTTCTACTTGCCAATTTTTGTGAAACAAGATTGGTTGTAGTATATGGTAGTGTAAAATAATTCACTGAACCATCTCTAGTAACATTGTAATTCAACGCAGCAATAGATGCTGTTGTTGGTGAATTCATGTTATAGACCATTGCCAAATTCTTCAATGGGAAATTCTTAACAATTTGGCCAGCAGTCATTTGTCTGGTTCTTCTGTTAATGTTTGCATTAAAGTCTGTAACACCGGCATCCGATGCTGAAAAACCAGAGAAATCATCCACCATAATACCATTTTTGAATCTGTTTAATCCATATGCATCTGAAATTTGCAAAGAATTTGCATTCTGTTCAAGTGAATTTAAGGATGTGTAATATTCAACACGGTTAATTCTTGTGTCAAGCCCTGCAATATCAGCCATTGTGTAACGGCGGTGTTGTACCTTATCAATAGACAAATCTGGTAGTTTACCTGGTGGAACTTCTGTGGTTATATAACCAGTATATGGATTATGTGTGATATTTGCTATCGTCAATGAAGAATCTGGTTCATTAGGTAAAATTGGATTAATGGAAGGAGAACCTTCAATTATTTGTAGACTTCTATCTTTGGTTAAAATTAATTTATCTTTACGACCAAGATAATGTTCATAGTCACAAATGAAACTTGAAGAATCTACAGGTAATAGTGAACCAAATCTTGTGTCTGATGGATTAGAAAAACGGAAAATAAAATTTGATTGAGCATTTACTCTAGATGGTCTAAAATCTAAACAATCTCTTAATGAATATGTTGTTCCATTTTTACTTGTGTAATTTGGAATTTCTCTGTAATTTTCTGGTGCATTTGAAGCGTCCACGTATGACATTTTACTAAAGTATCCGTCACCACCAGAATGTTTGTAGTAATCAACATAAACGTGTAAATGTCCGGCCGGTTTAGGTGCACCAGGTTTTAAAGTAATCGAAGCGTGGTCATAATAACCATCTTTTTGACCATTATCAAATATATAATTATTCGTAACATTATATGTTGAATCAGTATACATTGCTGTTGTAGGTAATGTATAATTATTTTTAGTGTCGATAATTTTTACAACACGTTTCACATCAGACAAATACAGTGATTGTTTTGTTCCGGGTGGTTGAACACCTGGCGCTTGTATAAAAACTTGACCACTAGAAGTTCCACCATCATCAACATATGTGTAGGTATCAACTTGTGTTCCATCAGTTACAATTGTATTAGCATTTGCTGTAACCAAATTTTTAATTTTCAAAATCAAACTGGAATTCGTTGCAACAGGTACAAAAACTTTGTAAATAATGGTTGCTGTAAATCCAGATAAATCACTTGTCAATGTTTTTAATGTTGCAACAGACAAATTACTATTCACATCAATTGTTCTACCAGATATTGTCCATGGAACAATATCACCAACAGCAAATTTTGAATTTGAACCTTTACTGGTTACAATAATTGTGAAATTTTCTTCAACCAAATCCGAAGTAAGTGTAGTACCACCTTCACCTAAATGTTTAATTACATTCAAGTAACTTCCAGTTAATGGCAGTGTTGCAGATAAATCACCACCAGAAGCACCAAAAACAACACCTCGACTTTCTATGTATGTTGTATATGATGCATCAGTAATTGATTTAACATGTGGTAAACCTAACGTGAAAATTAATTCAGGTTTATTTGGATTTTCGAAAACTGCATCTCCGCTGGCCAAATTGCCTTGTTTTCCTGTATTGTCGATCTTAGCTTTACCGTATATTGTGTAATCACTACCGATTTGTAATAAGGATTCCACATCAGCTGTATTAAAATTTAGTGCAAAAGTTGATGTGTTATCGGGTGTGACACTCCATGATCTATTTACGGTTGCAGTTCTTGTTGAACCAACATATCCTATAATAGTTCTTGTTTCACCAGCATTTGTTCCAGAAGTAATTGAAATGTCAACACCAATATATGCATCATTAACTGTAGATGTTTTACCATTAGTTGCGGGTAACACTACTGTATTTGCACCTGCACTTACAACCGTTCCCGTCAAAGATTGGTTTTGAAGATCATTTACAAAAGCTTTGTAAATATATGTGTTTGCATCAGAATTGTCTGGGCTGCTTTGGAAATCCAATCCACGAATATAACCTCTGGCCACAAGTGTAGAATTATATGTTGTTGCGTTTGCTGTATAAACGTCACTTGATGCAACACAATGGAAATCCACTGTATTTGCTGTAGTTATCTCAAACGCTCTTGCATTTGCACCAACAACATTTGCAACCGTAAAATAACTACCGTAATTTATAATAGTATTGTCGTTGTTTATAGAGGAGTTTGATCTCGCACGATTAGATGACAAATTAACAGGTGAAGGATTCTCTACACGATAACCATGCACATACGCAAGGCCTTTACCAACACCCATTATGTACTTGTCCTCATCATCAGGATCAACCTTTGGTGTTAAAGTGAAATCATTTACAATGTAATCACCATTTGTTTCATAGTCACGTTTTGCAAAATAATCATCAATTGCTGCATAGACTGATCCATTAACCATTTTGAAAACATTACCTTCTTCAATACGAAGTAATTCAATGAAGAATTGGTCATCACCAAAATATAATGGTTTTGTTGTAAGTTCCAGACTAATCACGTATCTGTCTGCACCTGGCGCTTGGTAGTTTGATGCGCCAACCGCAGGATCTAACAACGATGCATCATTTGCAAAGTCATAAATTGTTTCGGTAATTTCCAGACCAACCCTTCTTGATGGTGTGCTGTCATACTTACTTAAAACGATTGTTGTTGGTTCAATCTGTACAAAATTGCCAAGTACATAGAAAACACCTTTGGCAATAGAGACTACAGAAGATTGGCCGGTTGAATTGTTTGTGATTGCTTGACATGCTTTATTTGAATTTACATCATATATGATATCATTATTGGTAAATTGTGTGCCTGATTTATATACAACAATCAATGTTGGTGGATCACCTTCACCTGCGGTACCTGTTGCTTGTGCAACAGCAACAACTTTTGCTTTAATTGTACCTGTTGAATTTGTTATAAGCAATCCATTAAATTCAGAAACATCAATTGTTGCACCATTGTATGTGCTTTGTAACTTAATATAAAAACAACTGAAATTGGTTGTAATCTGCCCACCAGTTACGGGAGAATTCTCTTTAAATATGTTATTGGCAAACTTTGTAATCTGATCTTGTAGAATCGTTTGCGCCTGTGTTAATTCTCTGGCCTGTACTGCCTTACCTGGTTTGAATAAGATTCGATGAAAGTTTTTTGTATCATCGAAATCATCATAGTAAGGATCAACGTTAAAATTTAGAGCCATTTTTTTCCCTTAGAAACCTAATACAAATTTGAGTTGTTCTATTCCGTCATCACTTCTTTGAACACCTGTTCTATTTTCAATATAAGCCAAATGACCAGAATATATTGCAAAATTTGGAAGATTGTATGATAGTACAGTTCTTGTTGACTTTGATGTTTGTCCAAAAATAGGACTATTAATTACTGGAACACCTCTCGTATTTATTAGCTTTAATAGATTGGTGGAAACATTAAAATATAAAACTGTTGCAGTAAATGTTGGATTATCGACAGGACCCTGGTAAATAACTTCATCCGTTGCAAATCCAATATCCGAACCAGCTGCAACAATAATGTCTGTTGTTGTACTATACACAACACCATTTGCATATGCTGGATTATATTGCTTTGTCGTTGGATTGACTATCAATCCCAATTGGTGAAAGTCAATGTCTGTAGGTAATAGACCACCTTCTGTTCCCTCAAACTCACAAGTCATCATTACATGAGCACAACCTAATTCAGAAAATGGATCAAAGCCGTGGCCGCCAACAGGTGATGTTGATGCCGCCAGTACACAACCATTACCAAAACCAGATTCCACTGCGACACTCACATAAGAATAGTTGCTGCCTGGATTAGTAACAATAACATCGTGAATGACACCGTTCTGTACATTTGCCGTAGCTGTCGCACCAGTTCCATCACCAGTTATGACCACTTGCACCACGGAGTTACCAGGATCATATCCTGAGCCACCTTCACTTACATTAATAACATCTATACTACCTGCGCCGGCCGTTGTGACCAATGGGTTTGGAGTGTTTGATCCAACTGCAACTGGCATCCATTCTTTGTCCATAAACTTGAGTTTAAGCCCGGTGTCAATGGTGTACATAAACTTCCATTTATAACCGTCTGCACCTTGAAACAATTTGTTTGCGGTATAAGTGCCTGGTTCGAAGTATGGTTCTACTGTTGATGGTTCGTCATTATTGTTCCACAAACACTTAAAAACCTGGTCATATTTGTTTTTCACATAAAATATGTAAGTTATATAACCATTTTGATCTTTTGCAAACATATCTCCATCATCTAGAAAACAATTATACGAAACACCTGAAGTCCAATCTATGCGTTGTATGACTGGTGATATATCATTTGTTTTTATTTTCTTAACAATAAAGATATTCCTATACACTTCTTTGAGTGCTTTCAAATGAGTTTCAGGAACAGGGGGATTTATATTATCATTCCATGGTAATGGTTTTGCTAGAAAACAATACATTACATTGATTGGCTCAGTTAGATATGGCGGCACCACGGCCACCGGTGCATAATACATCAGTTCTATCTGAGAAAGCTTTGAACCGTTTGTGAGTATATTTTTATTTGTCATGATTTATTTATCTGTCATTATGAACTATAGGTGAAATATATGCCTGCTGTGTTAGCAATATTAATATTACCAATCATTGCTCCTGGATGAGCAGAACAACGATACTTGTAATTGCCAACAGATGTGTGTGGAATTCTCCATAATAATAATCCACTTGTTTTACCTTGTGCGGCTGATTCATAAGAAATTGTTCCTGTAGGTGAAATGTGAACTAATCCTGTGTCGAAGTCAGCACTATTATCACCTGTTCTAATATGAAATGGATGAGATGCAGAAAGTGGATTTAGATTAAATCCTAAAGTTGTAGCACTAAAAGTTGATATATTAGGATTGTTTAATCCTGTATATTGAGAAAAAATATAAGCTGTGGTTCCACTTGCAGATACATCCAACACAGTCGTAGCACTAAATGTTAATGATATATTTGAAGTAGTATTCGCAAAGTTAAAGGCTGCTTGTGCATTTATTGCTGCTGTGTTAGATTTATCGAAAGCACCATTAGCAAAAGATGCTGTTGTATTTTGAGATGTATAAGATGCATTAGCAGTTATAAATGCTCCGTTGGCAAAAGATGCACCAGAATTGGCTGTTACAAAAGCTGCATTAGCAAACGATGCACCAGAATTGGCTGTGTCGTAAGAATTGTTTGCCTGAGTTCTTACCCATGCATCTATAACACCTGTATTTGCTTGAGCATAAGCTGCATTAGCATGTGCAAAAGCACCATTAGCAAAAAATGCTGTTGTATTCTGTGATGCATAAGATGCATTAGCAGTTATAAATGATCCGTTGGCAAAAGATGCTGTTGTATTCTGTGATGCATATGATGCATTGGCTGTTATAAAAGCTGCATTAGCAAACTCAGCTGTAGTATTTTGAGATGTATAAGATGCATTAGCAGTTACAAAAGCTGCATTAGCAAACGATGCACCAGAGTTGGCTGTTACAAAAGCTGCATTAGCAAAAGATGCTGTTGTATTTTGTGATGTATAAGATGCATTAGCAGTTACAAAAGCTGCATTAGCAAACTCAGCTGTAGTATTTTGTGATGCATATGATGCATTAGCAGTTATAAATGATCCATTAGCAAAAGATGCTGTAGTATTTTGAGATGTATAAGATGCATTAGCAGTTATAAATGCTCCGTTAGCAAAAGATGCTGTAGTATTTTGTGATGCATATGATGCATTGGCAGTTATAAATGATCCGTTAGCAAACTCAGCTGTAGTATTTTGAGATGTATAAGATGCATTAGCAGTTACAAAAGCTGCATTAGCAAAAGATGCTGTTGTATTTTGAGATGTATAAGATGCATTAGCGTGAGCATACGCAGCGTTGGCAAATATGGCTGCCGAGTTTGCTCTTAATGGTAACCAAGCCGCTGAATTGCCTGTGGCCAAATCTAAGGCAGAGTATGCAATTGTAAAAGCTTCTTGTGCAATTGGTTCAACAACATCTAACCGACCTGCTTGAGTGGATGCTAGAGTGTGTGCAGAATTTGCTCTGGTCCAACCAGAGTTTGCGGATGTGAATGCTCCGTTGGCAAAATCTCCAGCTGAGTTTGCTTTATCATATGCGGATTGTGCCAAGACATTTGCTGAGTTTGCTTTGGTAAACCCAGCATTTGCAAATATGGCTGCTGAGTTAGCAACTATAAAAGAACTATTTGCAAAGGATGCACCAGAATTGGCTTGACTAAATGCAGCATTAGCAAATAATGCGGCTGAGTTTGCTTGGCCAAAAGATGCAGCGGCCGTGTTAGATTGTAGGAATGCAGCATTAGCAAATATGGCCGCAGAATTGGCAACCAAGAATGATCCATTAGCAAAAGATGCACCAGAGTTTGCCTGACCGAATGCAGCATTAGCAGTAGTAAATGCTGCATTAACAAAAGATGCGGCTGAATTGGCAACCAAGAATGCTCCGTTAGCAAAAGATGCGGCTGAATTGGATACCAAGAATGCACTATTTGCAAAAGATGCACCAGAATTGGCTTGGTCGAATGCTGCGTTAGAAAATATGGCAGCTGAATTGGCAACCAAGAATGCTCCGTTAGCAAAAGATGCGGCTGAGTTGGCTTGACCAAATGCAGCATTAGCAAATATGGCCGCAGAATTGGCTGTCGTAAAAGCACCATTAGCAAATGATGAACCAGAATTTGCAACACCATATGCACCGTTGGCTCTTGCAAATGCACCGTTGGCGAACGATTCACCTGAAGCGGCCGATGCGGTTGCAGAGGTGTTTTGTGATGTTCCATCTGCAAACTTCAATGGTTTTGCGACCAAATTCACACCATCTGTTGAAATCTTTACTTGAAGTTTGTCGGAACCTGGACCACCTGCAATGATGTTAACTGTTCTACCTGCGGTTGTTGTACCTATGATTAGGTTACCACCTGTCGATGTTGCGGTGTTACCTTGTACAAACAAATAACCATCTAGTGGTAGTATAGAAGTGAATATTGCATCAGAGCTGGTAGAACCATGTATACCCAAGTCAATATAATCTTTTTCATCCGTACCAACATCAGCGGTGATAACATGGTCAGCTGCACCAGAAGGTGTTTTATTTTGCAAGTTTGTTTGTAAGTATGCTGAACTGTTACCAACAAACTGTGCAATAACATTTGGTAGAATGATTGCGTTGTTACCAACATTCAGTGCAGTATTGGAATAGAGACTTTCAGCCAATGTTCTAGCTGTAAACTGACTGGTAACACTGGTTGAGTTATCAATACCAACCAATATTGTATTTGATGTGTTGCTATCTAAACGTGTTAGATTTGGTAATTGAGAAATTTTTACTGTTGACATTGTTTACCCCAATAGGATTGTTCTACCATCTTCTGTTATTAATGTGATATCATTTTCTGTGGCAATTTCTGGTACATATTGTACACCAATAGGACCAAATATTTTAATTTGATTTGATACTGGTGTACTATTTGCAATGAAATTTCTTTTGACTGATAGTAATGTATTTTCATTAGAAGATAAATTGGTCGTTAAAACAATTTGGTTTTGTGTAAAGTTTACGGTTTTCACTGTGTAAACATTTGCGTTCATTTGAATTGAATCGCCACTATACACAATATCTTTTAATGGATAACTTGTGTTACTATAAACACCACCATTTTCATAATCAAATTGACCAGTCAATGATGTAATATTTAGTGTGTTGCTGCCAGAGTTACCAGTAACAGACGCCACATTTCCAAATGTTAACCAAACATTACTTGCAATTGTTATTGAATTGGCCGCATCATTCACACCAATAACCAAAGACTTGATGTTTACGCCACGGTCATTCTTAATTTCAATTGTACTTACGTTTGGAAATATAATTGTTTCTAAATTTGCACCAAGTTTATTATTAAATTTGATTACATTGTTACTCTTATTGGTAAAACTTGTGACAATATTAAGTGCATCAGATGTATGTTCACCCAAATAATAAGATAGTTTTTGACCACTTTCAAAACCTTGTTGTGCATGGTGGAAAACTTCGTTGTTTGATTTTAATGCATAACGACCAATTACATTTGTTCCAGTTGGGTGTAATAGGTTTAATAATACTTCTCTGTACTTTGAAATTTCTTTTTCAAGTGTAATTTGATATGTGAAATTGTTGTACTTGATACTTTGCAACACATCATATGAACTTGGTTGGCCTTGTGAAGTCAAATATTGCCCTTCACCAATCACAAGACCATTTAAGAATGTTGCATTTGCTTTTGCGGTTCCATCTCCAAAAGAAATCACACCAGTCTTATCATAAGCTCTTGTATATACCGTTTGATTACCCAACGAATCAAAATAATTGTATGTCTGTACAAATTGTGGGAAAGCCGAATTGGCCATTTTCAAATTAATAAATCTACCGTCAATTTTTAAAGGTAAACTTGGATTTGGTTGAGAATCATAATTGTAAACTCTCAGATTATACAATGACAATTGTGTGTTTGCATCAGAAGATAACAAAGAAACTGAGTTAACCCTTGCAACATATGATGCAAGATTGATTGTTGGACCCTGATATATTATTTCATCTTTTGCTGGTAAATTTTCAATTGCAACATTAGATACCGCAATGTCTTGTATTCTTATGGATACATTAGGTTTAAATTCATAATCTTCACCATAATTTTGAATTGAAATTGTTGTTACCGAACCTGCTCTATCTACAACCGGTGAAAAAATTGCGCCTGTTCCAAGAATACCTGGAACATATAATGATGCACCGGTTGCTTGTGCATTGGAAGAAACTACGGATAATGAGGGTAAAAATTGATTTTTGTAACCCATTCCACCTAATGGCCACTTTGGATATGTGCGATACTCTGGATCAATAAAATAATCCACCGATGTAATAGCTCCACTTGCATCAACACTGACCACATTTGCATATGGTCCATTGCCACTGCCGCCGGTAAAAATAATCTTGTCATTAACTACATATCCCACACCACCATTTGTGACTTGAATTGGTCCTAATATACCCAAACTTTCTAATGAAGAATTAATAGAAAATTCATCAAAAGAATCTTCTGTCACATATGTTGATAATGCAGATATTTGAGGAATCTTAGTTATTCCACCACCACCATTATCAACAATTACGGAAGAAATAGGAAATGTTGATAAAGATCCAAAAGTAAATGAATTTGCAAGAGTGGTATCTTTTGTCGATGTTGCTATATTTGCAAAGAAAAAGTTTGCATTACTTAATTGAATATTCCTTTTAAAACCAATAACATCCATTGGTATGAAAGCTACGTTCGAACTTGCCTTGCCGACTGCCGTGGCGGTTTTTACAATTGCGCCGGTAGCTTGTGTGTTTGAGGAAAATACTTGTGCTGTTATTCCAACAATAGCTTGTGCATTAACTGACGCACTATATTTAATATTTGTTATGGTACCTTGTGCATCAACTGACGAAACAAACGCAAAAGTTGATTCATCATACACAATAGTATCATTAATTCTATAACCAGAACCACCATTAACAATTATAAAAGCTGGTGGTAGAAAAGGTGAAATTGAACCAACATTTGCTCTTGCGCCACTTATAGCCGAATCTTCAATTATAATGGTAGTATTTGGTTTCATGGAATAACCATAACCACCTTCTACCACATTAATACGTTGAATGGAACCTTTTGTAATCTCACCAATTATTGCAGTTGCACCAATTGGATTTGCAACGTTTGCGTTTAACCCACCATAAACAACAACAGGATCACCAGGTTGATATGTCAAACCACGGCTTGTTGGATTAACTTTTATTTGGCTAATTTGACCAACAATTTTTGCTCGAAGAACATTTCCACCAAATAAAACATCTTGATTATTTGAATCTACAATTCTAACAGTTTCACCAGAATTGAATAATCTTTGTATATTTGATATGAATATTTCTGTTTTGTTTCCAACTAATACCGCAGCTTCTATTGTTGCAATAGATTTTGAAACTTCGCCAAAAATCCTATAGTTTTTTGTTTGTAAGAAATATGGATTGGCCGACAATAGTTTTAAACTTTTTGCAATATACCATGTTCCAGCGGATGCTTTGAACACCGAATCTTTAGTGTTGAATATTTCCACATCTGTGTTATATAAAACTCTGAAAAGAAATTCATATGATCCTGGTGTACCTTTACTTTGATACAGTTGCCTTGCAACTTTTACAGCCTGTTCTTGGCTTATCAAAGATTCTCTAGGAAAAAAAGGTAAGAATTCGTTGTTGAAGTAATCTATGAATTCTTCCGTTGTTGCATCAACATCTTTATAATTTAATAGGTTTTTTGACCTATCTGTTACTTTACCTGTTGTTTCCATCCATTCATAGTAAGCCTTTAGGAATAGATTGAAGTTGGCATATTCAGGATTATCCCGAACATACTCAGGTAACTGAGATAAAACCAGATTTGAGGTTTTTTGGTTATTTTCTATCATGTTGATTTGGCAGTAACATTTACAATAATAGACTGTGGATCAAATTCGTCTACAGTGATAACTCTATTATATGTAGATGAAATAATTGTTGTTGTTGGGTTAGTAGTTACAGTTAATAATCCCAAATCATTATTTACATTCAATGGTGTAAATGCATCTAATGTAACTACACCTAGATTGTAATCTACAGTACCGATATTACCTTTGAACACAGTCTTGACATTTGTTGTATCATTGTAGTATAATCTTAGTATACCGTAACGACCTTCAAGTGTAATTATACCTCCGCCTGATGAACCTGTAGTATCTCCTTCAGCCGGAGTAATTTTAAGTATGGCAGATGTGTATCCTGTTCCTTTTGTTAAAACATTAATTTGTTTTATTGTGCCGTTATTTGACATAACAGCTTCGGCTGTTGCACCGGTTCCATCACCTAATATGGTGACTGTTGGTTGACCCTGATAACTAAAACCAGGATTTGTTATTGTTATAGATTCTACACCACCTGTTGATGATGGTACTTCTTCAATGTAAAGCCCATCAACTGATAATGCCAAATTTAATGGGTTTCTATACACAATAGAAGGTGAACTAGTGATGCCACTCAAAAACAAACCACGTTTTAATGGTGCACCGTAATACAATTTGTATGTTGTTGGTGTTGATAGGTTTGGATAAAATTTCTTCTGTAATTGTATTGATATTTCGTTTGTGATGATAGAAGAATCGACTGAATTGATTTGATTATTAAATTCAGATGATCTAAATGTCGAATTGAAACTATTCAGTGTTGTTCTTGCATAATTGTTAATTGCAGTTTTGACATTTGTTTTTATTTCACTTGCAGTCAATCTTGTTTTCTTAGGATCATACAACACATTTGCGGTAATTTGAATATATGTGTAATCTGGATCAACAATCGTAGGTTCTACAGTCAGTACTGATATAGGTCTTAAAACATCTTTAATCAATTTTGATTTTTGATTTTCAGTTAGCATGTATGCACCAGATGGTTTCATTGCAATAAACACTTGCCCATATACTGGTGGATCATTCTCTTGGCCACCCCAAACATTCACCGAATCAAAGGAGTAACCAAGATTGTTCTGTTGAATTGCTGTGATGTAATCTTCTTTGGTTACTGCACGACCTTGTGCAGAATAGGATTTAGGTGCCTGGAATTTAATTGATTCTATAGATTCTTTATCACCACCTTGAGTTGCAGAGGTTAGTGGAAAAATTGTTGTGTTTGAATATCCTGAGATTGAATCCATCAACACAAAATTGTTTGCATCGGTAGAGGCCGAACCATTTGTCACAACATATGATAGTGTAACAATATTACCGTTGGTTAATTTTTTACCAAGCACACCATTACCAAAACTAACTTCATAGAAACCTTTGACATTTTCTTGTAAGAAATAAACCAAAGAAGAACCTGAGAGTGTTAGATAATCTTTTGCGTGTGTGTGGATGTTATAAAAATTGTTTGATGATGATTCACGCACCGAAACCGTTAACGTGGTTGTGTCCACATTTATTTCAGGTATTTCAAATAAAGATTTTGAATTTGTTGCACTATTATAAGTAAAAGACAAAGATACTGGTGTACCTTGTTTCAGTGTTATACCATCAAAGTTTGCAGTATTATTTAATACCGTAACTGTGGTATTTTCGGTTGTAACAAACATGTAACTGATGCCGTCAATAGATTCTGACAAAAATGATGTAAATTTAGGTAATGTCAATGATGTATCAGTAACTTGATTGACCTTCAAATTGATTGTGGCTGTTGGTGCAATTGAAGATTTCGGTACATAATCCAATGTTTTTGCATGTGAAACAACAGATGCTCTCTGTAAAGCGGTGTCCAAGAATGTTTCATTGGCCACCATGTTCAAGTAATAAGCATTGTATTGTGTATTGTATGCTAGAATGTCCAACAACGTTGAAAGTGCAGAACCATCATAATTATAATCTTTTAAAATGTCTTGTGACTGAAGATAGTTCTTCAGGCTAGTTTTTATTTGATTAAAATCTAGTTCTGTTATGTTTAAACCAGTATTTGCAGCCATCTTATCTATTTCTCTCTAAAAGGAGTGTTACTGTTGTCGGTAATGTTGCATTTTCTATGTAAAATGTTATTGTAACATCATAATGATTTGAATCTGGATCAGCAGAAACCCGGACACTATCCAATAGTGCTCTTGGTTCATAGTTGTTTATGGTATCAGTAACTTCTCTTTCAATTAAACTTGCAACAAGCGGTGAGAAGTTTTCAAATAAAAGTGCATCAATGTTTGACCCTAAATCGGGATCAAATGGTCGTTCATATTTCCTTGTTGACAACAGATTTCGGATTGAACGTATTACAGCCTTATTATCAAAACTTAAAGCAACATCACCAGTCACCGGCTTCTTGGTGAAAGTAAAGTCTATGTCTGAGTATATTTTGGTTAAAGTTGTCATCTTTTATTTATGAGCTAAAAGTAAATGCGATTTTTGGAATCTGAGATGTGCCGGTGAAAATTCTTGGGCTGGAACGCAAAAATTCGAAATTTTAATCTCCAATGAATACTGTACCTGAACCAGTTTCGATAACATTGGTGCCTGGTGAATTAGTATCAAAGTGACTACCAGTACCATCGTCTCCAGTATCAGCCGTATCCCCAATTCTTGCAGCACCCATCGTACCACGATTCAAATTGATGGTTTTACCATTCATAACTATGTCTCCAGTCACATTCAAAGAATAGTTGCCAGCAACCTTTTCTTGTACACTTCCTTTGACATATAAGTTTGCATTGCCATCGACTGTAATATTACAAACACCTTTTACATGAATATTATTGTCGGAAAGATAAACCTCATAGTTCTTTCCAGATACTTTGGTAACCTTTGACCCATCAGGTGCAATCTCAAAGAATGTATTGGCCTTATGGTGGAGGTGTATCCTCTCAGCACCAGGTGTATCATCCAACTCAAATACATGTCCTGCTTCAGTCTGTGTCACCCGATTGTATGGGATTTTTGCATCATATTTTGATTTTGGTTCACTCCAGGTACCACCGCTAGCCGTAGGCACACTGGTATCTAGGTTATTATTATGATAGCCTATTGCAGTTCCTTCAATTTTTTCATTTCTGTGCAATCTGCTACTGGTAGGTTCACCTAATGGATAGAATGTTCCTTCTGAAAAACCTTTGGATGTGTTTGGTCCATTTTTTGGTATACCTGGAAATATACCAATGATGATAGGTGCTTGACTAGATTCACCATCAGTGAAGAAACCAAATGCATAGTCACCCAATAATGGTGCACCATCAGTCATAGACACATTTGGTGGCAGACAAGGTAACGCCCAAGATAGACCATCCGTAGGCAATTCTTCAAGGTTGTCTGTGTGGTGACCGAACATACGGACACGCACCCGGCCTAATCCTAGTGGGTCGGTTCTATCTTCAACAACACCTAACCACCAATGAAAGCCGTCTTTACCAATAAAATTGTTCATCATGCTGTAATCGCCTGTCTAATGTCCTTGTCTGAGTTATTTGCACCTTCTTGTGCTTTTGGTAAGCTTTCTTTGGCCATTTCTAAAATTGTCTGATATGCAGTTTGTTTGATAATGTGTCGAACCGCAGTGACAAGGTACTTACCTGAATAAGCTTTGTCCAGTTCTTTTGTATTGTTTGTTGGTTTTAGTGTGAAAAGATTGAATTCAACTACCTTACCTGCTGTCAGACCTGGATCACCAGGCACGGCCATCTTTAATGCGGTAAAATTAGCCAATGAAATTGCAGCGGTTCTAAGTGGTAAGATTGTTTCAATGAAAATGTCTTTTGCAAATCCACCTTCTTTTTCTTTGATGTAAGGTACATTTCCATGGTTTGAATTGCCTGTTGCAACTTTTAACACACCTTCTGGTGATTGATTCAATGCTTTATCAAATCTATTTTTCAATTCATTCAAAATACCACCAGGATTCAACTTTTCCATTGTGTCTTTCATCTTGTTATAATCAAAATCTGTCACGTTGAATGACCGAGTTAATGGGTCAATAGAAATCAACCTATTTGCAAACGAACCAGATGTAATTTCTTGTAATGCATCATATGTTTTGGAAAATTCATATTCAATCACATTGTATGCTTTTTCTTGGAAATTCTGTTTCTTGTTATCCAAGTTCATCGGTTCATACTTATATGTTGCATAAACTTTGTCTTTGTACATCGACTGTAGGGACCTAAAGTTGAAACCTTCTTTTGTTTCAAAGAATAACATATCAGCGGTACTGTTTTGTTTCTTTGGTCTTGCATATGTTGATACCCAACTAATGGTTTCAAATGGTTTTAATTTTGGCACAATAAAATCATAAACACCAGTTGTTTCTTCGATTACATTGATGTTTTTTGGTTTGACTTTAAGTTTTTCTGTTAATACATCTTTAACAATTTCAGAAACCTTTTGTCCAGAATATGACTTACTTATCTTTGTCTGCTCTGAAAGCATCAATTCTTCAGAACAGAAATGTAGTGTGTAGACCTCGGTGTTATGATTTCCACCTGGTTTTCTATCACCAATCTTATACACCCTAAAAATTTGGTCGTTAGCATTTGGACCATTTTTCACTTTACCAAAATTTACTTCAAGATATTCGTTGCCAGTTAACTGTAGAAGTTCAATGAAACCTTGTCCATCAACCACAGTCACATAACCAGATGCTGCAAATGTGTAGATATCTTCATAATATGAAAACTCCATCATTATTTTTTTAAGTTCTATTCTTTTACCATTCGATGTTAAAAAATTAAGTGTCTTTAAAGAATAGTCTTGTGGTGAATAAGCACCAGAAGCTTCAACTGGAGTGGGATTATTTGTGGCCATATTAACTCATCAAATCTTGAAATTCAGTTTCCAATTGGTCAACATATTTTGAATTCAATATGTTAATGTTTCTTTTTGATTCATTTAAATTCATTTCATATTCATAATTGGTTATAGGTGTTGGTTGTATTGTTATGTCCAAATAACTTTTTGTGTTGGCTGTTGTGGAAAGTCCATTTGCCAATTGTCGTTCATTAAGTTCGAATGTTCTAACTGAATCAATACCAAATGGATGTGAGTAAAGTAAACCCACAAATTCTTCACCAGTAATAGTAAATTTTTCTATTACTGTTTGGTCATCATCAGTGCCACGGGTAGTTTTGGTAATCACCTTTTCATAGTGATGTAAATTACTCAATGTGTTACCATACTTCTCATTCACATACTCATTGAATTGTAGTGAATTAAGTGGCCAGTCCCATTGTGGATCCAACATCTTGTTTGCAAACAATACTATCCAATAACGATATGGATCATCATAGTATTTGTGTGCAACAATTTCTGGTGTATCACCATCTTGT